TTGACATCTTTTGGACATGTAGCGCTCATCTCAAACCATTCATAAACCGATTTATCGTTGTCATTCACAATGACACCGTTAATCTCTAGTTTCTTCATTATTCTCCTTTCCTATGGAGTCTAACTCCATATAATTTTTCGTAAGCAAGAATTTATCACCACCTTCGACTGTTTTATATCCAAGCTCCTGCCTGATTTCATTTCTTGTGAATGAACCAGAACTGAGCAGTTTATCGATACTAGAAGACAAAGAAAAAAGGTCGTAGTTTTTAAAACCGACCAAACGGATATTGTTGCCCCTTGTTACCTCTGCTCTAGTGAAGACGATATGTGTCATTGCTGAAGCAATCTTCTTGGCCAGAGGTTCAATAACGGTAGTAATGTATGTATCATAGTTCTTTTGATTGTCGGCTAAGTCTCCGTGGATAAGTCCATTAGGAATGCCAAGGATGTCAGCCACATCGTTGATGTATTGCATTTTCATTTTTGCAATATCTTCAATATATGAAACCTTAGAACTTGTTTGTGAGCGATACTCTTCATACTTCGCACCGTTTGGTAAGATGATAGGAACAACAGAATCGTTTTCTAACTTCTTCTTAACCGCTGTTACGAAGTTATCTTTCTTGTTAGTCTTATCGTCACCAGTTGCTTCTGATCGGTTTGCCAACTCTCTAGCACGTTCTCTTACGCTGTCTCTTGGTATCTCCATGTGGAAACGTAGCTGATTTGCCGTTTTTTGGCTCTGTAGTAGTTTTCCAAGAACAGTTCCGTAATCTTCCCACAGGTCGTTGACGAACGCCTTTAAATCGTCATTCTCGACCTCTACAAAGAGTACTTCGTCTCTAGTAGCATCGATATTGACTGGAATATTTTGGATCACCGTAATTTTGAACGTATCACCAGTCATCTGATGATTGCGCACGTAACTATCAGCAACGAACATTTCACGGTTGCGATTGACATAAGCTAGAGCTTCACCGTTTTGAATAAGCGTCTTAACAAAACTAGACCAAAACTCAGTAGCAGTCTGGTTCGGATTGGCGAGGTTATTAAACCGATACCCCCAATATTCTGCTTTACTCTTGGCATCACCATCGAATAGGAAGGATGATTTAGAAAAAGTGCGTGCGATATAGTTTGCACAAGTTTCTAATGCAATAGACTTCATGGCGTTTTGTTGGATGTTCTCAAACAATCCGTCAAAGTCATAAGAAACTCTCTGCTTGCCACGTTGAAAAATATAATTGATTATCCCCATAGTTTCCTCCTTCCTAGTGGTAATAAAAAAAGGAAGGCGCTCTTCGCCCTTCCATGTCCACAATACTATTTTATCTCAATAAAACATTGTAATTTCCGTTGTTGCAATGCTTTCTGTTACATTAAAAAAGACGCCCGAAAGCGTCCCAAAAATAAAGGAGATTCTCACGAATCGAAAAAAGACTGATAGCCCCGATGGTAGCCAAGGACTATCAATAGGAGTCAGCGGAATCGAACCGCAGGGCCTAGACCTGAAATTGAAATGAGGTAAACCGTTTTAGCAGGTAGTGCTGTCTAGCCTTCCTTACTCCTACTTTAAGTCTATTATATTAAAATAAAATTTAAAAATTTCCTCTAACTGTACCACTCCATGATATCATCGTAGAATTCATCAAATGCATAGCTAGGCTCATTCAATTCATCAACACGATACATTGCACAAAGGAAGGCTTTAAATCCGTCTGTCTTCCGTCTGACATCTTCTTTCTTGATATACTCAACGTTACCATCTGATTTTAAATGTCGCAGGACGTTATTAGTATACCAACGCATCATATCGTTTTCACCAAACAATATCTTATGATTAGCAAAACCATTCTCCACCCTGGGGGCAAGTAGGCTATCTACTGCTCTAGGGTTGCGGATAACCTCTAACCGATAACCTGAAGGTATTCTTTCTCTGTCTGACTCACGTATTACTTGTTCAAAACCTGCATCAAGGAACAAAGGACGTAGTAAATCCATACGGAAATAGTCGCCTAAGATGGTGTCTATATCAAAAGCATATAGATCTCTCTGCTCCACAAACCAATTGACAATTAATCGGGGGTCTATAGTAGGTGTATCAACCACAGTCAACCAACCTTTTTCTTCCCACAGCTTGATAGGGGCGAATTGGCGTTTCCCATTGATAGTATCCTTCGGCCTGCTATATCCATAAGTTGCATCTACAAACCCTTTGCGGACGAAAGAATGAGTTTTCCACACGTAGTCATCTCCACACTTGAACAACAGACCGACTGCTGCAAAGTCACGAGTAGAAGCATAGTCAAAACCGCCTATACACTTCTGCCCTTCATACGGTTCAGACCATCGTTTAGTTGCCACTAATTCCTTATATGTAGCTACACTTCTTTCCGTGTCCACAATAGGAAAGTCCATACGCTTTGTAAGGAATTCTTCACGGTTTGAAGGGTCATCTTGTAAGTCCTCGTACTGCTCCAGAACCGTTTTAAATAAGTTAGCAGCATAAGCACTCATTGGTTCGTGAAACATTGGTTGTGCAAGTTGCCATTTGGTCTTATCGTCCACCTGTTCAATGGTATCTATTTTGCAGATAAAAGGAAATAGTGAGTTCCATCTAGCCTTACCAGACAAAACATTCTTAGCCTTCTCCTTCATCTTATCGATAAATCCTTCTCTGACGTAACCATCTGTACCGATATAGAATTCTCTAGGGTTTGCAACCTTACCTAAACCAGATAAGTGAACCCGTACATCTTTGTTACTTTCGTACTGGTGGATTTCATCAAAGATAACCGCACCATCACGTAGACCATCTTTGGTATTACCGTTTGAAGTCCGATATTTAATAACACTCTTCGTTTGCTTATTTAGGATTTCAGACTTCGTTGGATAAAACAACTTCTTAAGCTTCTCATGCTCCTCAATAATTGAATAGATTTCATGGAAACTTGTCTTTGCTTGGTCTTCACTGTTAGCCACGATAGAGATATTATAATTCTTTATCCCATGCATAGGTGTTAATAGGAAACTACAGATACCAGAAATGAGTCCGTTCTTCCCTCCACCACGAGCCATCATGTACAAGAACTTACGAAAGACTATTAAACCATTCTCTTTAAAGAACAAGAAAATAAATGGTATTAAGAATTTCTGGAAAGGCTCTAGTTTGAAGAACCACTTCTCGATATATCCAATGCAATCTTCTATTTTCTTCTCGTCAAAGTAAATCTCACCACTCTTTACTCTTGGTTCTATCTCATGTTCAAGATATTCAAAGAGTTCTTTGCGCTCCTCGTTTACATCAATTCTACCAGACTTAAAATCATCTACGTATGCATCTACGTATTTTTGTATCAAACGAAGTCGTCCTCGTCAATTTCATTACTTTTTGCTTGTTTGGCCGCAAGTTCTTCACGTTTTTTATCAAAGAAAGAATCCAGCTTGATTAGAGAAGCATTTACTTTTGTTTTGCTGGTGACTGCTGGATTTTCTTTTAAGAATGTCTGGCTTGCGTTTTTTGTCAACACCATAACGCCTTCTTTTTTGATGGATTTGTCTAGTTCATAAAAAATACCTACCAAGTTCAAGTATCTATCTACTTTCTCAATTTCAATAGCGTTATCTTCATCAATTAGAGACCGTAATTCTGCCTCTAATTCCTTCATTTTTTGCTGTTTTTTTGTCTTCGCCATTCCGCATGAATCCTCCTAGGTTTACAGTTAATGTTCGTGTTTTTTAAAATTTAGACCCCCAAATGTCTAAAATAGCGCATGTTTTTGGTTAGTTAAGCATCCGACGGTTTACAGATTTTTCAAAAAAACGTACGTTATACGAGCGGGGGGGTATATCGTACGGATTTTAAAAATCGTGTAAACTTACCAATTGAATGTCTCGTCATCAAATTTAATCGTTGATTGATATCGATTGTGTCTCTTATCGTGACAATTATGACAGAGAGTACGTAGATTATCGAGATCCCAAGCTAGCTCAGGATGATCCTTAACCTGCTTGATGTGGTCAACCTCTAATCTCTTAGTCGTGAGCCTGCCAGCCTGCTTGCAGAAGACGCATTCATTATTATCTCTCTCTATCGCTTGTCTTCGTAGTCTCTGCCACGCTCTCGTGTTGTAAAAGGTATCATATATAGATTGCTTAGATGATGTATCGATATCTTTCATATAATATATGTATCAAATTTTATTAATCGAATTTCCTTGATTTAAAATTTTTTTAAAAAAATAAACAAAAAGTG